TGGGCCGACGATAAGGTCGTCAGCGTTCAGCTGGTCGGATTTGGGCGCGATGGTTGCGCCAAGGTCGATGCCGGTCATGGTGTGCTCCTGGTGTCGTGTGTGTTCGCGGTGGTCAGATGACGATGGTGTCGTCACGGCGCTCGGTGGGAATGAGCCGGTAGTCCTTGCCGCTCATGCGTTCCACCATTTTCGCATATTTCTCGTCGAGAGCGGCGTGGAACTTTGTCGCAGCTTCGACAATGGCGGCCTGTACTTCGAGGTCGCCAAAGATTCGTAACGTGAGCATTGGAAGCCCAGCGCAGAAGGAAACGAAGTCGCACCATGAGCGCTCACTCACAAGCAAGCCCGTCTGCACCTGCAATAAGAAATCGGCGGGCATCTTGTCTTCGTCGATGGTCTGCATTTGGAATCGGCCCTTGCGCGATTTGACCTCGACAAGCCCGTCGATGCCCACAAGAGCGTCGGGGGAATATCCCAACGCAAAGCCCCACTTGTCGTTGGTGATGAACCCAACGCGTTCAATCTCGCCGTAGTTCTCGGCGTAGATTTCGAGGGCGTCGACCTCGTCAACCTCGCCGCGCAGCATGTCGTCGCCAATGTAGCTCGGTTCGACGTACTGCGTGACACGCTGGGCGAGCAGCTCGTACAGGTGAGACCGGCTCTTGTCGTTGTCGGCGGCCTTCAACTTCGCAGGCGTGACGATCTGCTTCATCTCGCTGGCCGTGAGCAGTCCGCAGCGAGCCTGCAGCCACTCGGGCGAGCCTTGAATCAGCTCCTTGTAGACGGTGATGGTCATGGTGTTTCTTTCTTTGTTGGTTTTGGTCTTGGCAGAGCGTTGACTGCATCGAGAAGGTTTGACGTCGTCGCTCCTGCCCCTCTGCCGTTCCGCTGGTATGTCGTTTTGACAGCTGACGTCGTCCCCTTCTTTGATTTCATGACAGCACCTTGAAGTCTTCGGTAGCGGCGTAGAGGCGGACAACATTTTGGCCGGTGGCGAACAGCATGATGGCGCGAACGGCATAGGGGTACTGCGCTCGTCCCCGGCGGCTGTTGCGGTCATTGGACAACCGCAGGATGCACGTCGCCGAGTCTGGGCCGTCCCATGAGCCACGGCGGTATTCGTCGCAGAACTTCAAGGCAGCGGCCTCGTTGATGACGGCGGCGCGGACTGCACGAGACAGGGCGCCGATAACTGCGCTCGGTATGACGTCGCCGAGGACCATTTGACGCAGCAATGCGCCATGCTTTCCGGCCACAAACATGGCGACCTCAGTCTTTGACGCATGGCGGGCGGCGTATCCGACGACTGCGAAGTTTGCGGCGGCGGCAAGCTTGTTCGTGTTCAGCTCACCGGCCAGGTGTAGCACGTCGGCGGCGGTGCGTCGGCTTGCGTCACCGATGACGTGGAAGGTGCCGGCCTCGCAGTCGCGAAACACCAGCGACGTGATGCTCACACCGCTTTTGATGACGGCGGAGAGTCGGTGCTGCCCGTCAATGAGACTGCCGTCCTTGGCAAACGCAATCCCCTCGTGAGTGCATTGCCAGTGGCCTGCAATCATGGACTCGGCCAGGGCTTCGACGTGTTTGGATTTCAGGGTGCGGTTCGCTGTGTTGCGTTCGAGGTAGGCGGCGGCGGTGGTCGGGGTGATGGTCTCGGTTGATGTGTGCATGTTCAGGTGTCCTTTTTCGCAAGAGTCGTGAGGGCGAGGGCGATGGATTCGAGGGCGGCGACGCGGCGGGCTTGCAGGGTTTCCTTCTCGGTTTCGTTCGACGGCGGTGGCGACGTCGATGGGCGGGGGCGGTTGATGTAAGCGTGAGTCTGCGCGGCGCATTGTTTGGCGATGACGTCGGTCACGTTGCACAGGTCGTCGACGAGGTCGTGGGCAAGCTGCTCGAAATCCAAGCGGTCGAGGAATGTCCCGCGCACCAGCGCATCGTGGGCGCCTTTGCGGTTGAGAGTGCTCATGCGTCACCGTCACCGTCGACGGCGGCATAGTCGATGAATGCGGTTCGGTTCCCCTCGGGCTTCGAGGCGCGCCACGCGCGCATCTCAGCGACGTTGCAGTAGAACATGAACCCGGCGGGCGTCGTCGGGCATGCGACCTGGTCGTGTGGCGCGCCAGAGCGACACCAGCGGGCGATGGTTTTTCGGTCGACGCCCATCATTATCGAGGCCTGCGCCAGCGTCGTGTTTCGTTTCGGTTTTTTCTTGGCCATGCGTGCTCCTTCAGGCGTCCTCATCAGGACGAGCCACCGTGTCGGTGCGCCTTGCTCGTCGTCGGGCGGCGAATCCAAGCGCCCCCCGATTCGGTTGTTGTCCCTGCAGCGGAATGCTGCAGGGCAACCATTCTCCCGCTGCGTCGAAATCACCGGGAAACCTTGAATCTATCGCTCGCGGTGCCGACGCTGCCGGTCCGCCACCCAGGCGCGGAGCATGCCCTCGTCGGCCCATCCCGCACCGACCTCGGCGTCGAGGTCGCACTGGTCGATGACGTGCAGCACCTCTCGCTCGATGCGCGCGAGGCACATCTCAGGCGTCCACGCCGTGCCGTCGATGGTTGCCCCGGGCCCGACGAGCAGGGCAGCGTCGACGACGGCGGCGAGGCCAGCGATCAGGGTGCGGCGGCGGGCGTCGACTCGGCCCCGCAGCGCGAGCGTAGCGGCGTGTCGGGCGTGGGCGTCGTCATCGAGGGTCACGACGCGGGCGCCGGTAAGCAGGTCCAGGGCGGTGCGGGCGACGCTCCCCTGCGTCTCGTCGACTGCGCGCGCAGCGACGCGCACAGCCCCGCGCAGCGCGCGCTGGGCACCGGGGTTGGTCTTCCAGCTGGTGGCATCCCAGCCCGAGGTCGCCACCGAGGGCCACCCTGCGGCGATGCGGACGAGGCCCTTCGTGCTCTCGATTGCAAAAATCATCGGCCACCTCGCAGAACACCGAACGCCGCAAGGGCACCGGCAGCAGACACACCGACGACGACGGGGATACCGTCGACAGCGACAACCCAACCCGCGCGCCCATGGCGCGTCACGGTGGTCACACGTCCGCCAGGTAGTCGGCGATTTGGTCGGCGAAATCGGCTTCGAAGGCCTCGCGGGCGACGCGGTTGTCGCGGACCCAGTCGACCAGCTCCACCAGCGTCATGCCATCGAGGACGGCATCGAGGGCGCTGTCGTCCTCGTCGATGTGGCGACCGCGCGCGGGGTCGGGGAGCAGGCCGTCGAAATCGGGCAGGTCCATGTGTGTTTTCTCCTCGCCGGCGTGTCGTGGTCCGGCACGCCAAAACCCCGGGCTCACCGGGGAATGCTGGTCAGGTTGTGGGGGGGGGGGGCGAATCAGCAAGCCTTGGCGGCAGCGCAAACCTCGGCGGCGATCTCGGAGATGACATCACGAGGCAGGCGGCACAGGTTGCCGGAGAGCCACATAGTTACGTCGTTGCCGTAGACGGCGTAGCCACCGTTGATCTCGTCGGGAGCGACGGTGGCCTCACCCTCGATGCCGTCGACGGTGACGGTGACGTCAAGTGCGCTGCGGACGCCAGTGGTGGTGGGGCGGATGGTGCTGATGATGATGCTGGGCATGGTCGTGGCTCCTGTTGCGGCGGTGTTCGTTCGCCGTGAGCCCACTATGTCGCAGCTGCGACATGCTGTCAAGCATGGTTGTGCTGTTTTTTTCTGGGGCTTTGCAAAGCCGTTTGGCGTGCATCGGGTGCGACATTGCGCAGTGACCGCGCGCACAAAAAACAAACGCCACCCCCGCGAAAGAGTGGCGCCTGCCGAACACACAAAACCCAGACCCACGACGGCCCGTCACCCGAGGTTACGGGCCTGCGTCGTCGACGTCAACGCAGTTCGTCGAGGGCTGCGCTGCGCTGATTCAATCCGAGGATGCTGGCAATCTCGTCCTCGGACATGCCTCGGCGCCGCAAATCATCGGCGAGGGCGACGTCATCGGGAGACATCGGCGCGCGGTATTTGGCCTCGCCTGCGCCTCGAACGGCCGAGGTAATGGCACCGGCGGCACGAGCTGATGCCGCACTGGCGGGGGCCTCGGCGGCGCGGGAGAGGTTGCCCAGGCGCTCCCCGAGGGCGGCGGCGGCCTCCTTCCCCGTCGCTCGCATTTGCGAGCCGCGAGCGCTGCCGAGCTTGAATGCACCGACGGCGGCGGCACCACCGACGGGTCCGGCCATAGTCTCGCCTGCCTTCGCCACCTCGGCCTCGCGGAGTCCGACCAAGCGGCCGCCGGCGGCGCGGCCCAGACTCTCGGCGGTCTGGTCCTCGACGAGGCGGGCGACCTGCTCGGCCTTGCGCAGCTCCTGATACAGGTCTTTCGCACCTTTCGGTCCCGGGCTGCCCCGAAGGCGAGCGACCATCGTCGACACCTCTGACGGCGGCACACCGCGTAAGGCGGCGTCGGCGGCGTCGTCGGTGACGTCTCGCATGGCGCGCACATACTCCTGCACCGACTCGTTCACGGGCCTCGATTTCGTCCAGTCACCCGCGAGCTTGCCGGTGATGTTTGCTTTTCGCTGCATGTCCATCAGCGAATACGTTTTCCCCTCGCCAGCGACCTCGTCGGCCTTGGCGAACATCAGCTCTGCCGTTGGGGCGTTTGCGTCGTTGTATGCGAGGAACTCGCGGGCTCGCTTGCGGAGTCCCTCGGCGAGCTGCAGAGACGTCACGCTGGCGCCGGCCTGGTCGGCCTGCTGCATCAGCATTTCCTTGGCCTCGCTGACGGTCTCGCGGGTCTTGGTTGCGGCCTCGTTCAACGCCGTCGTCGTCGATGCTTTTGGGGCCATTCCATAATTACGCATGATGCGAGTCGCCTCGGGAACCCCACCTTTTACGGGCGGGGTGTTTGACACCTTCCCTTCGACGAGACGGGCGACTTTCAAACCCTCGATGTTCGCGCCGGTTGCGCCTTTCGTGGTCGCAAGGCGGGCGATGTCGGCGCCCTTGCCAACCTCGGTGAGTGGCTTCGAGAGCAACGACGCAACGGCGGGGGCGGCGCTGCGGGCCATTTGGACGGCAGCGGGGGCAGCGCCACCCGTGAGCGCACTCATGAGCCCCGTCTTCGTCATCTCGCCGACGAGCTCCTGCGGTTCGAGGGTTTTGGATTCACCCGCGCCGGTCACGACGCCCTGCAGTCCACCGACACCGATGCCGGTGAGCACGGCTTTCCCGAGGTCTTTGACTTTTCCTGCGGCCCCAGCGGGCAGGAGCAACGAGGAGAGGACCTGCCCGGCGCCGGTTTTCAGTGGCTCGGCGGCGCGGGATTCATCGAGGCGTCGACGTTCCTCGTCGCGGGCCTCGCGGTAGGCGCGGCGCGCGGATTCCATGAACCCGTCGGACTCGACGGGCTCGAGCCCGGTGAGGGCGTCGCGGGCTCGCCCGTAGACGTTGCCCAGGGCGCCGGCAGCGCCGGCCAGCTCGTCGCCGAACGAGGCGGTGACGCCTTGCTTGGCACCTGTGGCAAAGCTCTGTTCGTAAAGCGGGCGGGCGTTGATGCGGCGCATCAGCTCCTCGTCGCGGGGCGCCTTCATCACATCGCTCACCGCTGCCATCGGCGCGGCCGCTGCGGGTTGCGCGCGTCGTCGGCGCTCCTTTTCGAACTCGAACGCTTGAAGTTCTTCTTCGAGGGTCATCGCTTCCTGCTTTCAAGTTGTTGGCCATAGGTGGCAAACTCTTCCGGCGTCATCTCGCTCAATGGTTTGGCGGCGACGGGCACTGCGGCGGCGGGGGCTGCACCGTCGGGTAGGTCCAACCCGCGCGAGAGGTACGCGGCGGATCGGCGCTGCTTGACATCACCCTTCAGCGCATCGAGGACAGCCTTCGCGGTCTCGTTGCGAGTAGCGAGACCGAGGAATCCGCTATCAACGAGGCCCTGCCTCATCAGCTTGACCTCATCGCTTCGTGCGACGCTGCCGGGGTCGGCGAGCTTGGCGAGGTCAGTCGCGATTTCAGTGAGGCGGCGGTCCATGACAGCCCCCTCGGGGCCGGTGAGTTCAAAGGTGCCGGTTTTGTCGATTTGCTCCTTGATGGCGTCGATGTTGCGGTCGATGTTGCTGGTGAAGTTTTCCACCTCGAGGACTTGTTGACGTCGCTTCTCGCCGACCGCTGTGGCGGCGGTGTCGCGAGAGGACCCGGGTCCACCGGCGGCCTCGTTGCGCAGGCGTTCGACTTCAAGGCGCAGTTTCTCCGACCGCATCGCAGCATCGTGGCTCGGCTGCTTTGCACCACCACCGAGCGGGGCCGCGGCCTTGCGTTCGGCGAGCTTGGCGGCGGCCTCACCCTGTCGGGCCTTGGCGGCGAGAGCGGCGGTCTCATCGACGGCGGTATCGCGGGCCATCAGGACCGTGCGCCAGTCGGATGCCGGCAGACCCCGGGCAACGGCGACACGCTCGAGCTCGGCCTGCGAGACACCACCAGGGCGAGAGATGAGGCTCTCGGTGTCCGATGCCGCGCCGGCGATGTTCGTCGGGCGAGCCTCGACGGCGGCCTTCGCCCTGTCGGCCTCGGCCTTCGCGCTGACCTTCGCCATCTCGGCAGCGGCCTTCGCAGCCTCGGCGGCGTTGCGGGCGTTGCGACTCTCGACGAGCCCAGCGTCGCGAGCCTTGCGGGTCTCAACGTCGGCGGCGAACTTGCGTTCGGCGAGGTCGGCCTGGGCAACCCTGCCCGCGATGCCGGCGCCGGTGTCAATCAGGGCGGGCAGAAGCGAAGCCAACGCCGTCGACCTCGCAGCGTCACGACCGGCTCGGATGCGCTCCTGTTCGAGTTGCAGGGGAACGAGGCCAGCGGCGGCGAGGATTTCAGCGGTTCGAGATGCGCGAGACATGAGTCACCCGTTCACAAGTTGGATTTGGTCATGGGCCGAACGACGCCAAAAAATGCCAGAGTCGCGCACGACCCCGAGGGTCAGCGGCGTCGCCGACCAGCCCGGCAGGTTGATGGTCGAAGTGCAGGAAGCCTGCAGCTCGGCGCGGCGCTTCTCCATCGACGACAACGGGGGCTCGCCGGTTTTGACCCAGCACATCGACGCGGCGGTGTGGCACAGGAGCTGGTCCAGCGTCGTCAACGAGATGGACGCTTGCGACCAGATGAACGGGTCCGACGACAGCGCCGGGAACGCCGCGCGCGGGACGTACTGCACGCGGCAGGGCTGTACCGATGTGACGTTTGCGAACCCATCAAACACGCGGCAGGGCGGAACCTGCAGGACGCCATTGCCGACGACCAGGGCGACGTTCGCGATTTTCAACGGGGTGATGGACGCGAGGGAGATAACACCGGCCGACGAGGACGAAACGTCGGCCGACTGGTAGTAGATGTTTGCGCCACTGTCGACGACGCTCTGCCAAACCTCCTCCTGCGCGACCTGCAACGCCGTCGTGATTTCGGCATCAGAAATCAGCGGGTTGTTGTCCTTGTCGTCGAGGAGAAACCGAACGCGAACGATGGCCTGGGCGAGTGTGACTGTCATCGGCGGCCTCGGTGTTTTGGCAGGGCCATCGCAGCGGCGAGCAGGTCACGGCCATCGACGACGCGGGCGAGACTCTTGTTGATTTCGCGGCGAAAGTCGGCGCGGTGGTCTTCAAGGGAAAGCTCCTGCTGCATCTCCTCGCGGATGCGATGACGCTCGGCCTTGTCGAGGACGTGCCATGCTTCCCACTGGCGTTTGCCATGCAATCCGTCGAAGACGCCGGCGCCGTCGCGGAGGAGGCCAACGACAATCGGCATGCTGCTGGCGGCGTGCTCAATCGAGCACATCGGGACCCCACCACCGTGAGCACGCGAGACGAGCACGCGGCCGAACGGCGTGTGGTGAAGGTCGGGGTCCTCGTTCATGGCGGCGAGGTCCATCACTTGGCCTCGACGACGACGGTGAGCGACGGGGCCGACTTGGTGACGACGGCCTTGCTGATGGCCTTGACCTTCACCGCGTTTTTGATCCCAATGGCGCCCAGCTCGCGAACGACCATATCACTCACGTCGAGGATGCGGTCGTCGATGTCGGTGGGTGTCGCGCGGATGAATGGCCCCAGGGCGTCGTTCGCGCCTTTGACGGCGGCGACGATTTGTCGACGTCGGGCCTCGTCCATGTGTGCGGCCCACAGCGGGATAACCAGGGGGCCAGCGATGAGCGCCAATCCGCAGGCGGTGACCAGGGCGGCGAGGATGACGGGAATCATGGCAAGGACGGCGGCGGGCATGGTGGGCCTCTCAGCGTGGACGGTTGCGAGTGTTTGCCTCGTCGAGGCGGTTCACGTCGGCGCGCAGGGCGTCGAGTTTGGCGCAGATGCTGCCCAGCTGCGTAAGAATCTGCGACCGCTCGGCGCTCGCAGCTTCAAGGACTTGCACCTTTTCGTTCAACACGAGCGTCGTGTCACGAACGCTGGTGATGGATTGCGCGATGACGAGGGAGCTGGCGACGGCGATGGCACCGACAATGGAGACCAGCCAAAGAGGCACGATCACGCCATTGGAAGTTGTAGGCTGATTCATGGTTTTCCATTAGAGAACCCGGCCCCGTCGTCGTCAACGGGGCCGGGGCGGTTGCTCAGAGACCGGTGAGGCCGGTCATCACGCCGATGGCGCCGCGCTTGGCGCAGTACAGCTGATAGGAGCCGGTGAAGTCGGCATCCATGCTCAGCGTGGTGCGGTTGGTGACGACCACGCCACCCAGCTCGGTCAGCTCCTCGGGGGCCATCTCGGACCAGCATCCGAGCTTCGCATGGTCACGGTTGTGAAAAACCACGATTGTCTGCGGGCAGTTCGGGTCAATCAACACCGGACGACCGGCAAGGTCGAGGCCCGAGCTGCGCACGTCGCCGTACTTGTCAGCACGCGCGCCAAGGGGCTGCGGGCGCTGCGCCGTCGGCTGGATCGACATACCGAAAACAGCACCCATCGCACCGGCCTGGATGCGGTGCGCGGCGGCGACCTGTGGCGACATCAGCGCATCGGTGAACTGCTCACCCGAGTACTGCGTGATACGCGCATCGAACTGCAGCGCAGCCTCGTGGGAGTAAGCCGCGCCGAGGGCGATGGTTTGACCGACCCAGCCGGGCAGGTTGGCGGGAGCGATGCCGCCAAACGTCGACGATGCGCCGCTGCCGGCGATGTCGTCGAATGAGTTCAGCCGCTTGCCCGCGATGGCGGTGGCGCTGCCACCGAAACCGGGGAAAGTTCCGCGCAGGGCGAGGATGTCGTCGGTTGCAACGGCGGTGGCGCCGAGGGCCACGACAGCACCGGTTGCGGGGTTGATGACGTCATTGATGAACGTGACCGTACCGGCTACGTTCGCTGAATTTGCTCCGACGACGGCAGCGACCTTGCTCTGGCACCGGACGGTGTAAGAGAAGGTCAACGACGTATCGACGAAATTGTACGACGCGCCGGGAATAAACAACGACACGTCGAGGAACGAGATGGTTACCGTGGAATCGGCAGCGGTGCCGGACCAGGTGGCGACGGCCTGGGGGACGACGGCGCCGGCGTACAGACCACGGCCGATGTGACGAGCAACGCTCTTTGCCGAGGCGTCAAGTTTGGCGTCAAGCAGTTTGGTCAACTCCTTGTCGGCGAGCTTGCCAAGCGCGGCCTGCTTGCCCAGCGAGACGCGCGTGGTGACCATGGTGGGCACAAAGCGGGCCTTGACGGGGGTGGTGGTTTGGCCGTTGGGCCGATTGTCGAAATCCAGGGCGTAGGTGGTCGCGGGCGACTCACCGACGTCGGCGGTGACGGTGAGTTCCTCGCCGTCCTGTTCGACCTTCTCAAGGACACCGCTGCCGATGAGCGGGGACATGTTGTTGATCGTGTTGACGAAACGCTCGGGGCCGAACTCGGCAATGATGCCGCTGATGCTGTTGATTGTGACGTTTGCGAGAGCCATTTGAGAACCTCAGAGAAGTGGTTTCTCGTCGTCAGGATTGACGGCGAGCGTCAAGGAAATCGAGCATTCCCCTGGCGTTGTTTGCAAACCGACCAGTCCCGCCGGATGCTCCCCCGGGCGCCCTTGCCCCGACGGGGGCGTTGCTGGCGACGGGGGCGGACTGGCGAGGGGCGTAGCCAAGTGCCTCAAGCCGCTTGACCTCCCGCTCATGAATCAAGCGCGCGGCCTCGCTGGCACTGAGGTCATGGCGCGCTTTCATGGCGGCGATGACGTCGGCGCGATTGGCAAGGCGATGCGTGGCCAACGCGCTCTCGATTTGCGTCGAGAGTCGCGCCTTGATTTGCTCGCGCTCGGCTTCCATCACAAAGTTCTGCTGCATCTCGCGCAGTTTTGCTTCGTGCTCTTGGGCGAGGGCGTCGGCGCGCTCCTTCGCTCTCTGCGACAACCTGACGTCAGCAAGCTCCTCGTCACGAGCGTCGTACTGCACACCTTCACGCAGCTGCTGACGGAGGCGTTCGTTTTCCTCCTGCAGGAGCTGCGCAGCTGTGCTGTACCGCTGATTCTCGTGAACGAGACGAGCCGATTCCTCTCGCGCTGCTTTCACGTTGTCGCTGAGTTTCCCGATGCGAGCCTTGAACGCTGCCATGGGGACAACGTCGGCCTGTTTGCGTTCGTCTGGTGCGTCGACACCCTCGGGGCTGTCGGCGGCATCATTACCCGGTGACGATACCGGTGAGTCACCCGATGAAGCAGGCTCTCCGGCGGGTGAGCCCGGGGCCTGGGGGGTTGCAGTGGCTGCAGCGGCGCGCTTGGCGGCGATGTGGGCCATCATGCGAGACTGCGTGGACGCCGGGGCCTGAGTGGCACTGGTGTCCGCTGTGTCGGTGGGCGAGACCGAAGATGCGCCCGAATCAGCCGTCGATGCGGCAGAGGTGGTAGACATGTTACATAGCTAGCACTGTACTTAGTTATGTGCAACGATGCCGCATCAGGAGGCCACATGGCGCGACGATTGACCCCCGAGGATTTGGTGTTGACGGCAGCCGAGAAACGTGCTGCGCAGGTGCAGGCCGAAGGTGGAGCCGGCAATCGAGCCATCGGCGGGACCATCGGGAGCCTCGCCGGGGCTGGTCTTGGTGCTCTCGGATTTCTCGGCGGGCCTGCTCTCGGTGCGGCAACGCTCGGCCTTGGGTCATCCATCGGCGGCGCTCTCGGCGGCATGGCTGCCGATGCGTTGTCTGAAGACGAGTTGCAAAGCGCCGATGACACCCTCGACGAGGGTGAGATGGAGCGGCAAAAGAAGCTCGCGCGCTACAAGCTGCGACAGGATGCGCTGAACGCGCTGATGAGCGAGGACTGAGATGGCCGACCTCCCGCTGACGTCGTCGATTCTCGAAGATTTCAACAAGCACAAGCGCCAAGGGGAACGCATCGCGCTCCCCTATCGGCAGCTGGGCGAGCTGTGCGAGATGTTCGTCGGCGGGCGTCAATG